TTGTAATTGATGTATTAATTTCTGGCATAATAATTACACTATTATAAGTCTTGGGTTTCTTGTTACAGGATTAAAATCGAATCGTTCTATTTGACCAATACTAATTATATAGTCGGTTGATGAGTAATCTTGCTCGTCGGTTGTTATTATATCTGTGCTGCCGGTCTGGGGAGTTTCATAAGAACTTATTGTAACAAAAGATATCTGCGAAATACCCACATCTTGACTTGGAGAAGTTTGTTCAGCCTCGGCTCTCAAAATATCTACCAATACCGGAATATTATCACCATTTTCATCTATAGCACCCAACTCATAAGTTCCAAAATTAGGAACAGTTATAATTTCTCTACCTTCTACCAATAAATCTAAAATATCGTATCTGTAAAAAGGTTGATAACCAGCTGGATGCACATTTTGTTTTAGTGTATCTGCATATCTGTAAGAGGTTATATTTGAACCAATTTCATATGAGTTTAATTGATAATAAAAGTTGTCTTGTAGATTATTAATTTCTGACAATAATGAGTTTTTGGAAAGATAATATCCCTCACTATGGAAAATATAATCACCATAAAGAATTACTTTGCAAGAAACTTCTCTATCTCCCACAAAAATTGGATACATCGTATTGAGAGCACCTTCAAACCCAACACCCGGATCTATGATTCTTACTTTTTCTATCTGTCCGTCTTGTTTTACTTTTTCTATAACTGCTAAAAAAGAATATCCAGGCTCTTTTACTCCTCCACTCAATCCCGCTTTTTGAGGAACACAGCCCATGCAAATATGGAAATACCCTTTTTCTTGACGAATTCTTAAAAGTTCTCCAACTTTGAATCCATAACCAGCAGTTTCTTCACTGCATGTTGTTTTTGGTTCAACCTTTACAACCATTCTTATAAGATTAAGTTTGATTCTTTCCACAACACCGGACACCAAAAGATCAACATAAACATAATTTGTGGTTAGAGTTCCAAATATATTCGATAACTGAACGGTACAGGTGTCTATGTTTTCAATCGTGGTAAATGTTGTATCTTCTACATCCGCCGAAAAAGTAACATTATTTTCTTCATCTAATGTATAGATTTTTTTACCAATAAGTTCGGCAGAAGAAGTTTCATTTAAATCTGAAATTCTTATTATAATTGGTTTTACCCATCTTGAATTTGAGCAAAACAACATTTTTTCTTTTGGATACGAAATAGTAATTTCCGTATCAAACATGACTCTGAACAAAAATCTGAACGAATCTTCAGTTCCTTTTTTACTGTAAAAGTCTCTTATGTTTTTAATGACTTTTCGAATGTCTAGTTCAAGACCACTTTCCCTATCTTTTGCATATTTTTGCGGAAATAGTGGCAAATAAGTTTCATAGAATTTGTTTAATAATTCTGGAGGAGTACTATCAATGTCTAAAAACTGTTCTATGTTGTGTGGTATAAATGTAATATTTTTTGAAGACTCCAACCAAACATAATATTGCTTGATGAAGTCTGTAAAAATTTCATAATCTCTTTCCAGAAAATTAGGAATACTTGAACTAACAACAGAAGATAATTTGTTTTGTATTTCTACTGTAATCGGTTTTGTTGAAAAATTTATAGTTTTTTTTGTTGATGGTATTTCTTTGCCGTATTTGTTATAAACAACAGCAACCACATAATATTCCCCCTCTTTGAGATTTGGAATATTAAAAATATCTTGTCTTACTGTTGTTTCTTTTTTAAACACAACAGAATTAGTTGACATCAAATTTTGAGCAGAAAGCAAGCCCACCTTTGATGTTTCTGGTGATAGAAAAGATTGAAACGCTGTGGAATTTTTGTCATAAACAACAAATTCTACTCTATTAAAAACAGCATCAGTGTCTCGGACTTCGTAACTTACAGTTAAATTGTCCGAAAATAATACACTATTGTCTATAGGTGATTTTAATATCAACTCTATCATTTAATAGGTTTCCTGTATGCGCTTTCGACAAAATCAATTACTACTGCATTTGGATCATTTACATCAATCGACAGTATTGTGTTTGGATTTACAAATACATCGGTATCAACTAGATTTGTAAAAATTCTTATTGTATCATTTGTAGCAGTCAGTGGTTTGAATTTCTTCAAAACAATTTTACCAGTTGTGTAATCAACCGTTCCTATTAATTCTGGTTCTGCTAATGTTAAATCTATGTTTTGTGTTTTACCTATGCCGTATTCTTTTCCTGCTTGTTCGAAAGCAACGTACATACCACCATAACCATTGTCATACAATCTACAATTTCTGCTGGTGTTTGTAAAATCTCTATAAGTAAACAATGAAGAAGAAATGTTTGGTTTATCTAATGCATTGCTTTCCAAAATTGCGTTTTGGAAATTAATGGTGTAATCTTGCGTTATATTTAATTGGGGTTTTAATTTATATTCAAGTTGTGGGGAAACCGTTACACTCAATAAAGCAGAATCGGAATTTAAAATGTGTCTTTCTAGTTCATTTGCAATTAAATCGGCATCAAACACATCTAGGTTGTTTACGATGTAATCATTTATGGCAGAAATTACTTTGCCCTTTAATTGAGAAATAGTTCCTTTAGTTTTTATAATATCAACTTTTGCATCGACGTTTATTATTAAATAAATGATATTTGGATCTACTAATTCGGGAACAACACCAACAACTGATTTGTTTTGAGTTAGTGTTTTAACTATTGTATTTTTTTCTGTCTGTGTAAGTGCAACTCTGTTTTCTGGTTTGATTGCAATAAAAACCTTTCCAAACATTGGTGGATCATTGTCTTCACCACCCCAACATTTAATGGATTTGATGAATGGAAATTGTTTTTGCAAAACAACGGAATAATCATTTGCCGTTACTGCTCTCTCCTGAGCACTAAAGGATTTTGGTGCTTTGTATTTAATGGATTCGATTGTTTCTTTTGGCGAACCACCAAAAGATGGTGATAATACACTTATAGTCAATGCATCACTTGGTAACGAAGGAGAAGTAAAAACTCTGGCACCAACAGCATCATTTATACCTATGTTGTTTGCAACGTCACCCGAAGTTTCCAAATAATTAACAGTTACAAGATTGCCTTCGTTTAATCTTTTTCCGAGTATTCCATCGCCAAAATATATTTGATAGTGACCAGTTGCACCCTCTTCCAAGAAATAAACATTTGACATTCCGTTTACTTCTGTTATGTTTGATGCTTCTGTCCAAATATCATTTGAACCTGTTGTGTCTGTTGCGCTTTGTTGAACAATTACTTGAATTGTACTAATATCAATTGTTTCGCTTCTTAGTAACAGTTTCTTGGAAGGATTTGCTCCATTTATTGCAAAGTTTACTGTTTTTAAAGTACCTTCTCTTAAGTTTACAGGACCTGTCGTATATGTTAGTGGTGTTCCTAAACTGTCGTATGTTGCTGGAACAAAAGAATATGCATTCAAATTGTAAAAAAAGTATACCTCTGTGCCTTTGTTTGTCTTAAACAAAGTGTTTTTTGGTAAAACATAAGGATTAAAACTGTCCGATAGTTCTCCATTTTCATCGGCATCTTTTGTCAGTTCTACTACACAAGTAGCAGCAGTTGCCGAATTTGGAACATAACCAAGATTTTTTGCTATTGACACGACAGAAGATCGTTTTTGAGCACTGTCCAAAAATGCTTCGTTGAATGTTAGATTGTTATACAGTGCTTGATAGTGTGTATTATAAGCCAATATGTCCAACAAAATGTTGAGAGTTGCTCCCTCAAAGTTATAATCGCTAAATCTATCTTGAGATTTTAAAAAGGCAATTAAACTTTGCTTTATGTCTGTGTAATCTAATTTAGAAAAATCTGGGTTCATCTTACTCTTTCAAGGAATAATTGAAGGTTTTGTGGTTGTTCGAATGATGTATTTTTCACTGAATACGTTATGTCAATTAATACCTTATTTTGATCTGGTAATTCTTTCATTTCTACATTTTGTAACACAACCCTAGGCTCATATTCTTTAATTATGTAGTTGATTTTGTCTCGTAAAATTTCATTAAATACGTCTAAAGGAAGTTGTTCAAACAACAATTCCTGTATACCAACATCCAGATCAGGATCAAAAGGTTTGTCAAATTTTTGCATCAACAAAAGATTTTTTAAACTTTGTCTGATCGCATCCTCTCCTTTTTTAATGGATACATCTCCGGTTAACGGATTTAACAAAAAGTCATTACTTAAATCTTTTGAGTTGGAAAATTTCATTTAGCGTGCCCGAGTAGTAATGTATTTAAAATTCTTGTTTCTCTGGTGATTATACCCAGTGCTTGTTTTTCTTGTATTTTTTCTGCATGTTGCCAAGAACACCATTCACAACAAACATAACCATAAGGACTGAGTGCTTCGTTTTTGCGGAGAGGTATTAAAACAAATGCTATTGTGTTTCTGGATTCCATGAATCCTTTGAAATGACTGTTATTCAAACTGTTGGTATAGATTACTCTTAAATTGTCTTCTTGTAATAATTTCAATTTTTCAACAAATCTTGTTAATAAAACACCTTGTTGTTCATCTATGGTCTGTTGTATTCCCAATCCACAAGATTCGTGGGTCAGGGAAAATTTCAAAATGCTTTCACCACTAAAAAAATCACCACCATTATGAAACTGAGCAACATATGTTCTCGCACAATTTAATTCTAATCTGAGTTCAGTTAGTATTTCATTAACTCTGCTGTGTACTTTTGTGAAGTCCGATCCGCAATTATTACAAAAAAGAGGGTGTTTGCATTTTTTGTTATTTTTCCTGAATAATGTAAAATATACTCCCAAAACAAACGAAATGGATGCAGCTCCCATTGAGTACCACACATCAGGACTTACGGATTTTAGAAATGTAAACATCTATTAACACCTTTTTAAATGCGGACCTTTTTATTTATTATTTTTTGGCCTCGGTTGGAGTCCATTCTTTCTTATTATTTTCCATATATTCTTTTGTTTTTACGGCGTCCGCAAAACTAATATTGGTTAAAGTAGTACTTGGTTGTTTTGGTGCTGAATATCCAGGACCATCAACTACTTCCTTTTTACGCAACTTTGGAGATCTGGCATCCACAGAATTTGGAGAATGCAGTTCTACGGTGGAACTGATTGAAGTCAATAAAGCCGTTTTCTTTGCTATAAGTTCTATTTTATTCTCTGAAAAGATTTTAAAATCAGATGTACCATCCAGGGCACCAAATATGTTAAATTCTTTACCAGCACGAATTGAGAGATTTTTTATTGAATTAAGTGTGATTTTATTCTTTGATTCGAGTTTTATATCGTTTTCAGAAAGAAGATTGTAAACATTTTTGATGTCTACGTAAGCAGTATCAAAAGTTTCATATTTTTCTTTTGCTATTTCCGTAGATACTTCACCGACTTGAATATAGGAGTGCTTTGCAACATAACTTCTACGATCTCCCAAAAGATATTCGCCCAAATAACCAGATTCTTTTGTTAAATACTTTTGATCAAAATCTCCATCTATTCTTTCGTCCCTATTACCACCTATTTCGTTAACAACGTCTTTACCAACAACAACGTGCATGTGACCTTTTACTTCTAGGTTATAATCACCCCCCACTGTGTGGTTGTAATTTCCCTCATCTTGACGAATATTGACATCACCTCTGTCCAAGCGCATATTAACATCTCCTTCGGCGACTGAAATGTTCATATGTCCTTTTTCAATGTAAATATTGACATTTGCGTTTCCGCCTATGTACAAGTCGTAGTTTACATTTTTTTCTTTCGTGTTTTCGTCTTTATCGTTGTTGACTATTACTTTGATACCCTTGTCAATCGTAACCGAAGAATATCCACCAAGATGAACATAATTATCTCGAAATACTTGGAAATAATTGTCTCTTACGTTTTGTTGAACTACATCCCCATTCGGATAGTATTCTAAATTTGAACCGGCACGATGAAATAGAGAAATTCGCTCGCTTCCCGGAGTATCATCCATTTCAATAACGTGACCACTTTCGCTCTGAAATGTCTTATTGAATGGATAAATTGATACTGGTTTAAATTCTTTGCTCTTTTTTTCTTTACCACCGCAAGGATCTTTTTCCTCTACTGGTTCATTTTTTACTTTTCCGTGTTGTGTTGTTGGTTGACAC